GAAAATATCCTTTCAAGACCTGCAATCACAGCAGTTTATCTGATGTCTTTGCAGAAATTTGAAGGCAGCAACTTTTCCAGACAGTCTGTAATTGCGTCAAGTGTCTGCCTTTCTTTGTCCATTGCCATAACCTCATAGAGAGCGACCCGATATGCCGTAGTGCGGTCAAGTCCAAGTTCATGCTCAATTCGATTAAGTACGGATTTCGTTCTTTGTATGTATTCTAACTCAAACATGGGCGTATCTTCGCTCGGTGTCACAGCAGAAGTTTTGCTTGCATTCTTCTCCATAATACACATAGCCTCCCTTACGCCTTCACAAAACGAACTACACTCAGCGGCAGATACCAGATAGCAACTGCCAGCTTCCAGATCAGAATTACGCCGCCGATCAGACCGCCGAGGACAAGGTTGAGTGCAACAACACCTACTGTCCCGGAAATACCAAAGCCAATCGGGATAAGCGTGAACATCTTTCCGATGCCGAACGGCACTCCGCAAGCAAGCCAAATCAGGAAATAATCCGGCGTTCCGTTCTCAACGAATATGCGGCTGAAAACAGAAAACAGCAGGAGTGCAACAGCGACCGGAACCACGGTCTTCTTCATGAAGTCTTTCATAACTTCGCTTCTTGTCATACGCCACCTCTTTATTTCAAAAAATCACTTCGATAATCTATCCGGCGAAGATCATGCCCTGTCTCTGCCAAATGCGCAATCTTCAAGGCAATCAAGTTGATGTCTGTGTGCATTGCCTGTGCAATCTGCGCCGAAGTGTACCCATAATCGTAAATGTACTCAAGCACCTCGTCGGAATTAAGTAATATCTCAGCCGCAACAATGTTCGCCTCGTACTCAGGGATAGAGTTCATCTTGTAAAGCACAAACTCTTGCAATCCATCACCTTTTGCAAGTGCGCGGTGCAGTCGGTCGTGACCGATCTCATGAGCGCATACAATACGCTTCGTTTGCGGACTTAAATCCTGATTCAAGAAAATAAAGCGATTTTTCTTGACAACGCGATACATTCCTTTGAGTTGCCCGAAGTTTTCGCAATCATCCAGAACAATGATGCCCAGCTCTTTTGCGATTTGAAAAGGATCTCGTGTGCCGCAGCGTCGTACAAGATCGCTGCCCACCTTTGATAGCTGTTCGGCATTCATCGCGCCACCTCCATTCGTGGATAATCATTATCCATTATAAAGAACACCCTGTACAAAAATCCGGACTTATTCCTCCGGTTGCTCTTTCCGATATTTTTTCGGCGTATACTTCTTGTTCTTTTCCTTTGCAATCCAATAGGCTCTGGTGAGTGCCTGCATCGCGCCGTCAAGCGCATCCTCACTGAGCTTACCTCCCGCGAACATACCGGTGACTTCACTCACCAGTTCGTCTATTTCACGCGCCGCTTTTGCTCCGCCTTGTTCCTGTGCTGCGAGAACGAGCATTCCGCCGTTGCCGAGAAGATACTCCGGCGTTGTGTTCAGAGCTTCGGCAAGTTTTTTTACAATATCGTATTTTGTAGGTTTTCGAGTGCCAAGCTCATAATTTTGAATTGTCCTTGCAGTAACAGAGACTTTTTCCGCGAGAGCGGCTTGCGTCAGGTTTGCCTCAACTCTCTTCTCTTTAAGCCTGTCTTTGAATCCCATAAGGCACCTCTTTCTTAAATTTTCCGTGAACACGAACAAAACTTTCGTCTATCTTATTGACGCGAACACGATGTTCGTGCTATACTATACCTACACGAAATCTCTGTTCGTAATTATGATAACACACGAACGATGTGTGTGTCAATAATGTTGAGGAATTTCGTGTCGAAAAACAGGTAACTTTTTTATGAACGGAGGTAGCTCATGAACTGCTCGAAGTGCCGAAAAGCGTATGTTTCGGTAAATCTCGATGTCGATGAGGAAGGTGCAATTCAGCCCCGGCTCATCCGTTGGAAGGACGGTTTGATTTTTCAGATCGACCAGATTCTTTACAAATGCCGCGCCACATCCAAGAAGGTTGGTGGTGGCGGCATCCGTTACACAGTCATGATTCGTGGAAAGGAGTCGTTCCTTTTTCATGAAGGAGACAAATGGTTTGTCGAAGCAAAGGAGAATGCCCGGTGATCTTATCTCAGAAGCAAATCGAAGAAATTGCAGCAGCCGTCACAGAAGACTTCAACAAGTTCTTCTTCGGCACGGAGTCCGAGGAAGTCCGTATGGCTCGTGCCACGCCGATTGATCAGTTCGCAAGAGACTATCTCGGCTTGCAAGTGTCTTTTGCCCGACTTTCCTCTGATGGAAGCATCTGCGGCTTGACTGCCTATGCAGATACAGAGTACATCGTGGAGGAAAAGGGTGTCAGGCGGACACTTCCGCTTAAATGCAATCAGGTGTTGCTCGACGAGAGCTTCATCCATCAGGGACAGATAAAGAAGCTCTGCGGGAAGCGGCGCTTCACTCTTGCCCATGAATGCGCTCATCAGATTCTCTATCAGATGGAATCCGATGAAGTCAAGCAACGCTGCAACCGGCAGTATTCCGCACGAACAGCCTATTCGCTGCGTGATCTCAAAACACATGAGGACTGGAATGAATGGCAAGCAAATGTCCTCGGAGCAGCAATCCTGATGCCGCAGAAAGAAATTGACCTTGCCGCATGGTATTTCATCCCTGAGAAGAAGCTGACGTCCTATGGCGGCTACTTTACATACCGGGATCGCCTGTCGCTCAAAGCGATATGCGCACAACTTGGTGTTTCCCGGTCCGCAGTCATCATCCGTCTGCGCCAGCTTGGTTATCTCGAAGACCGCCCATATTCAGAGTTCGATGATCCGACGGAGGTATGGGCATGAAAAAGAATATCCGTGTTACTGAGCCGTCTGCTGAAATGCAGATGAAGATCAGACGGGCGCGTATCGCCATCGCCAGCCAGAAGAGGCGAACGATGGAATGCCCGTACTGTCATCACAATACCATCATCGTTTTTGAGGACACAAGAGGTCACGTTCAGGCAAAGTGTAAGCTCTGCGGAAGAGAAACCGTCTTCAATGTTCTCAGTATGAGAAGGTTATATCTCCACCTCAACAGAGGATAAGGAGTTTAACAAATAAATATTTGATAGCTGTGCTGTGGAGCCGCTGACTGGTGAGTCTTCCTAATGCCGCATGAACAGAGTGTTCGCACTCTGTTTTATCGGCATGGGATCACAACTCACCGTCATGCGGCTCTTTTTTAGGCTTGTCCATCCGCTGCTCCGCGCCAGCGGAAAGGACAAGCAATGAAACGAATCCCTAAAACCCCTGTCGAGTTCGACTACGACCTCTGGACCACGGAGGACGGAAAGTGCATGGTGCGCGTGAAAATCACCGGCGAAGTAACGGAGGTTGACCGTGAGGTCATGAAAATCCTTCGTGTTGAAGAAAAGCGAGTTCGTCGTAGCTACGGGACAGATGATGTCTATGCGGATGAACCGTCCGATTCTACTCCGACGTTGCTCTCACTTGATGCGATTCCCAGCGAAGAGCGTGAGGCATCTGCATGGCTCATGGATCCAAGTGACTTTACCAAGGAGACCGCGTTCAACGCTGGTGTGTCGGATTTCTTGAAGTATCTCACAGCGAATCAACAGAGGGTGTTCATTGAGTGCTTCTTGAAAGGGCAGAGCTACAAGGAATACGCAGAAGAAAATGGCATCCGCGCTCAAAGCGTTCAGGAAACCGCAAAGTACGTCAAGCGGAAAGCAAAAAAATTTTTCAAGAAATTTTGATGCGACCCCTGTTTTTTTCTAAAAAAATGTCCGTTGTAAAGTGAAGGGGTCAATCAGACCGCTTCACTGATCCTTGAAAACTGAATAGTTCAGTGCTGCGGATCTTTCCGCTTCTGCGAAGCAACACAGCTTCCGACGCCAAGACCTCCCGAAAGGGAGTGAGCGACCACCGGAGAGCTATAACAGTCGTGTGGTGCGGCTGCTTGCGACGATGCAGATGCCGGGTATAATGATACTTCCGTCTATTCTTTGAAGGGGCGGCTCGGAGCGATCCTCGGAGGGGTGAGAGTCCCATGATACCGATTGACCATTGGTAGTCCGCAGCATTCCCGGAACTGCAAAGTTCTTCTGGCAGGGGCGCGAGCTGCAAATATGCCGGACAATGAAACAAACCCAAAAGAAACTTACTATATAGTTTCAGGATGAAAACTATGTGGCAGAGTGTCTTCACAAGATGCTCTGCCATATCCTTTTGTCCTGAATAATTCCACGAAACAGGAGGTGCTTAGAATATGATGGGCATTGAAACAATGAAAAACGTCAGCCCGAAAACGGTTGACCGTAGCACACTCGTTCAGAGAAGCAGCATCCGGCTTAATCCTGCGGCACCGCGAGAGGACAGGCTGAGGGAGTTCATCAAGCAGATCAGAAATCCCTATTGTTATCTGGACGGGAAAACAGTGGTGAAGATCAGCTTCGCCGAGACGGACACGACAATGGAAGATTGTCTGGAACACTATCTGAGAGGTCTTTGACTTATGAACAGTCTGAATCTTTTCACCCGGTTCTATGGACAAGCGATTGAGCCTGTGGTATAATGAAATCGGTCAAAAAAAGAAGAATACGGATTAAGCCGCTTGCCCTGATGGTCATGTGGCGTTTTCGTGTTCCTCTTCATAAGAGTTGAAGCAAGCCTTCGTCTTTCTGATTTGATGTACCACACCAAACAGAAAAACGGAGGTTATTTTTATGCCAGACAAGGTTTACCGCACGGCGATCTACTGCCGTCTGTCCCGTGAGGATGGAGACAAAGTAGAAAGCAACTCCATCGCCAGCCAGAGAGCCATCTGCGAGGACTATATCGCAAGGCACGATGATTTGGAGCTTGTCTGTGAGCCGTTTGTGGATGACGGTTACAGCGGCGTTTCCTTCAATCGTCCTCAGTTCAAAAAGCTGGAAGAGGCAATCCGCAAGGGTGCGCTTGACTGCATTGTAGTCAAGGATCTCAGCCGCTTCTCAAGAAACTACATCGACGGCGGACGTTACATTGAGAAGATATTCCCGCAGCTCGGCATACGCTTCATCGCAATCAATGATGCGTATGACAGTCTGACCGGTGATCCGCAGTCCGACTCCTTTGTTATCCCGTTCAAAAACCTGATTAACGATTCTTACTGCAAGGACATCTCCATGAAAATCCGAAGCAGTCTGGAAGTCAAGCAGAAGAGCGGTGAGTTCGTCGGTTCGTTCGCGCCTTACGGCTACATGAAATCGCCGGAGAACAAAAACCAGCTCATCGTGGATGAAGCGGTCAGCGAATATGTGCAGATGATCTTTTCCATGTACAAGGACGGCTTCTCCATCGGACGTATTGCAAAGCGTCTGAACCAGATGGGCGTCCTGTCCCCAATGGAATACAAGCATTCCGCCGGTGTGAAGTTCGATACCGTCTTCAAGACCGGCGATACCGCAAAATGGACATACAAAGCCGTCCAGCGCATTCTCACCAACGAAGTTTATATCGGCGTTCTGGCTCAGGGCAAGCGCGGCACTCCCAACTACAAAGTCCGCGTCGTGAAAAGCAAGGACGAATCCGAATGGGTCAAGGTTGAGAACGCGCATGAAGCTCTTGTGTCCTACGAGGACTTCATGGCAGTCAAGGTCATGATGCAGAGGGATATGCGCTGTTCACCCGATCAGGACGAAGCACACCTGTTTTCCGGCTTCCTGTTCTGCGGAGACTGTCAGCAGCCAATGATCCGCAAGACCGTCCCGTCGAAGGCGAAAAAGTACATCTACTACGTCTGCTCCACCAATAAGCACAGCAGGACGTGCAGCCCACACAGCATCGCCGCAAAAGAGGTTGAAGAGAAGGTCTTCCGTGCCATTCATGACCAGATCGAGCTTGTCATCAATCTGGAACACGCGCTTGCGATGATTGAACGTCTTCCGTCTCAGAGCCGCAAGGCTTTCAACTACGAAGCACAGATTGCAAAAATCGGAGAAGAGATTGAGCGGTATCAAAAGCTCAAGCTGGGGCTTTACGAAAACTTCATCGGCGGCGTCATTGATAAGTCGGAATACTTTGAGTTCCGAAACAGCTACACCAAAATCATTGAAGACAAGCAGGAAGCACTTCTGCGGGTCAAAAAGGAAATGAAGCAGGCTGTCACAACCGGAACGACCGAACGGAACTGGGTAACGCTTTTCAAGCAGTATGAAAACGTCGAAGAGCTGAACCGCCGTGTGCTGATGTCCCTTGTTGACCGCATTCTGATTCACGAAAACCATGCAATCGAAATCGTCTTCAAGTACAAGGACGAATACCAGCAGACGCTTGAATACGTTCTCGGCTATGCCGATGAACTGGATATTGCCGTATAAAGGAGGGATGAGCAAATGGCAAGAAAAAGCAGAAAACAAATCGCAGTTGAAGAGCCGGTTATCGAGTCTGTTTCTTCCGAGGTCTTCTCAACAGCCATCTATGCCCGTCTTTCCGTTGAAAACAGCGGCAAGTCTGAAAAGGTGGATGTCATCGCAAATCAGATTGAGATTTGCAAGTCCTACATTGCAGAGCGTCCCTACCTGAATCTGATAGATACCTATGTGGACAACGGACGAACGGGTACGGTTTTTGATAGACCGGAGTTCAACCGTCTGATGAACGACATCCGCACCGGCAGGATCAAGTGCCTTGTAGTTCGTGATCTCAGCCGGTTCGGGCGTGACTATATTGAGGCAGGAACCTATCTGGAACGGGTCTTCCCGCAGATCGGGCTTCGGTTTATCGCCATCAAAGAGAACTACGACAACTTTGATACGGACGGTTCCGGCGAAAGCCTCATTATCCCTCTGCAAAACATGATCAACACCCTTTACTCGAAGGACATCTCCCGCAAGGTTTCCACTGCGCTCAAGGCACAGATGGAAAGCGGAGACTTCAAGAAACGCAACCTTCCGTATGGTTATCGCTGGGATGAGGAACACAGCAATATGGTTTTCGATGAGGAAACCGCGCCGATTGTCCAGAAGATTTTCCAATGGAAGATTGAAGGGCTGTCTCTTCCGGCGATTGCAGACCGGCTTGATGCAATGAACGCACCCAATCCGGAGTTTCAGAAGTATCAGGTCGGCGTCCGCACGGGCAATGCCACGGCAAAGAAGATTTGGAACAAGTCTTCGCTCACGTCAATTCTGGATAATCCCCATTACGTCGGAGATACCGTTCTCGGACGGACGCTGAACGCCATCTACAAGGGCGTCAAGAATCAGCATATCAACCGCGAGGAATGGATCGTCTTTCCCAACACCCATGAGGCAATCATTTCCCGCGAGGACTTTCAGAAGGTAAGAGAGCTGCGCGACGCTGCTGCAAGGACAAGGGTTGAGAAGATGGAGCGCACGGAGGAAATCCGCGCTACGCTGATCAATCTCTTTGAAGACAAAATCGTATGCGCGGACTGTGGCAGAAAGCTCTATTTCCATCGCAAGCGCGTTGACAAGCGCAAGGACGGCGCATGGTACGCCTTCTATGAGTGCAGTTCATCCGTCAAGCGCGGCAACCTCTGTACGCTGCACTATACGCGGCAGGATAAGCTCGAAGCCGATGTGCTTGCGGCGATCCAGCTTCAAGTCAAGGCGGCTCTCAATTACGACAAGCTGCTTGCCAAACTGAGAAACAGTGAAGGCGAACGCAGCATCCGCGATCAGCAGAATGCGCTCATCACAAGCCTGAATCTGAAACTCAGCGGCATCTCCAAGAAGCGTACTCGGCTCTATGAGGACTTCACAGAAGGCATTCTCGATGAAGAGGAATACGTCTTTGCCAAGAAAGCCTACGATGAGCAGTATGCTAACCTTTCCCGGCGGTTGGATGAAGCGGTTCAGCGGAAGGTAAAGTTTGCCGAGGCAATGTCCGAGGACAACAAGTGGCTCACGCTGATGAAATCCGTCAGCGGTGCAACGATGCTCTCTCAGGAGTTAGTTGACGAGTCCGTAGAGCTTGTGAAAGTCCATGAGGACGGCTCAATCGAGCTGGTCATGAAATACGGCGATATTTACGCTCTGACCGTTCAGAGTATCAAGGAAGTACAGGAGGCGATGTAAATGAGCAAGGAATACAACATCGGCATCTACATCCGCCTCTCAATGGCTGATGAAGATACCGGCTATGGCAGCAAGGCGGAAAGTGACAGCATCGGCAACCAGCGTATGCTCATCAATCGCTTTCTCGACAATCATCCGGAGTTGTCTCACTGTCAGCGGTCTGAGTTTGCGGATGACGGTTATACCGGCACGAACTTTCACCGTCCTCAGTTCACGCAGATGATGGAGAAGGTCAAGCGCGGCGAAATCGATCTGATCTGCGTCAAAGACTTTTCCCGCTTTTCTCGTGACTACATTGAAACGGGAAACTATCTGGAATGCACTTTTCCATTCATGGGCGTCCGCTTTATTTCCATCAACGACGGCTATGACAGCGACGATTACAAAGGCACAACGGGCGGTCTGGAAGTGGTTATGCGCAGCATCATCTACGCCGCATACAGCAAAGACCTTTCCGTAAAGACCACATCGGCAAAAATCCAGATGATGAAGCAGGGCAAGTATGTCGGTGGCTACGCCCCATACGGCTACGTCCTGCATCCCACCATTCGGAACAAACTTGCCGTAGACCCGGAGGCGGCTGATGTGATCCGTCGTATTTTCCGCGAGGCGCTGGAAGGCAGCAACACCTCTCAGATCGCCCGCAGCCTGAATGATGAAGGCATCCCGACGCCGGGGCAATACTTCAAGAGCAAGCATCCCGACAAGAAGAAGTTCAGTAACATGAGCGAGAAAATCAGTTGGGAAACCGTGATGGTCTATAACATCCTCAAAAACCTTGTTTACACCGGAACACTGGTCAGCCGCAAAATGAAGTCCTGCGGTGTCGGCTCAAAAAAGCGTGTTGTCAATGAGCCGATTATCGTAGAAGGAACGCATGAAGCTATTATCAGCAAGGAAGACTTTGAGCTTGCTCAGAAGGTCATTCGAGGCGGAGGACGGAATCCCACGCGCAAGCAGCATGACTATCCGCTCAAGGGACTCGTCCGCTGCGGTAACTGTAAACGTGCTATGACACGCCGAAAGAACAAGGCTGGCATTCGATACTTCCAGTGCATTCACTCGGTCAACAACGGAAACACAGACTGTCCGGTTGGCAGGAGCTTTCCGGAAATGGATATTGAGAAGGTTGTCTTCCATGCCCTTACTCAGTTTCTTGCTTTGGCACAGAAGGAAGCAATACAGAACCGCGAAGTCGGTGATCTGCGGAAATCTGCCATCAAGGAATGTGCTGATAAAATCCGCACTCTGCAAAAGCAGAACGAGCAGCACAAGGCGTCCAAGCTGAGGCTCTACGAGAAGTATGCAGCCGGAAGCATCACGAAGGAGGCGTACATTCAGCAGAAGGCGGCAACGGATGCGAAGATCGCTGAAAACGATGAGGCAATCCAGCGCAGTCACGAACGGATGAAGGAGCTTGACTCCGAGACCTCCTGTTCGGATGAAAAGCTGGATGCGGTCTGCGAACAGTACGCCGACTGCAAAGCTCTGACCTATGAGCTGACCCACGCATTCATTTCTGCGGTCTACATTTACGATCTTGACAACATAGAAATCGTCTGGAAGTTCAAGGACTTCCTCACTACATCAGAAGGAGAAGCCAAATGAAAGTATTTCTTTATATCCGCGTTGCCTGTGCGGATCAGCTTGCGGAAGCAGACCAGCGGGAAGAGCTGGAACGCTATGCGAAGGACAAAGGCTATGAGGTGGCTGCTGCTGTGGCGGCAGACGGCATCTCCGGCGTCCATACGGAAGGTATCATGAACTTCCTGCTGAACGAAGCCAAGCGTCAGGACATCGGTACGATCCTCACCCGCGACACCTCGCGAATCAGCCGGGACACTTCCTCTTTCATGAGGTTTGAGCGAAAGTTCCGGGAGAACGGCATCCGGTTCGAGTATCTGTCCAAGCCTGACAACGAGCTTCCGGTCACTCCGATGTTGGAGGCATTTGCGGCGGCGTATAAGAAGCGTCGCACAAAGAACGGCATAAGAGCGTAGAGAAAACGCAAGCCGTTCACGGGTGGTTGTCCACCTATGAACGGCTTGTAAATTCTCAAAATTTTTTTAGTCCCTACTTGACACAAGAAGATTTATCCCGCCTTGGTCGTGACTATATCGGTGTTGGCGATTACATTGAGCAGATTTTTCCGTTGATGGGAGTTCGGTTTATTGCCGTGAATAATTCCTTTGACAGCATGAAACTGAACAACGGAACGCCGGGAATCGAAGTGGCAGTCAGCAATCTGGTGAATAATATGTATAGCCGGGATATTGCAAAAAAGGTTCGGGCTGCTCTGGAAACGAACTGGAAGAACGGAAAAGCCACCTGCACAAATGTTCCTTTTGGATATGTGTGGAACAAGAAAGGTGGGCAGCGGTGGGAGATTGACCCGGAGGCTGCAGCCTGCGTGAAAAAAGTATTTGAATTAGCATTGTCCGGCCGCAATACAACGCAGATCGCCTATGGCATGAACGAATTAAATCTTCCTACGCCGGGATTGTATGCGAAACGAAAGAATCTGCTGATGGGCAGCAATCCTATTATTGCCCCGGACAGTGAAATGTTATGGAACGCAGCAATCGTGTGGAGAATCCTTAGACGGTATGAATACACTGGTGCGCTGGTTATGGGGAGAAGAAAGAAAATTGACGTGAATACTACCTCTGTTCGGACGCTCCCGGAGGATAAGTGGATCATCGCAGAAAACGCTCATGCGGCCATCGCGACAAAAGATGAATACTATCAGGCACAGAAAGCAATCCGTAACGTGACCCCAATTCAGTATAAGGTAGGTGATGATTTCGCGTTAAAAGGGAAGATTTGCTGCGGAAACTGCAAACGGCAGCTTCGACACGAAAAGCAGTATGGGGAAATGGTTTTCTGTTGCGGATATAAACGGTCAGCCGGAAAGTTCTCTAAATGCTACGGCGGCTATTATAGAGAGTATTCGGTGAACGCAAAAGTGGCTC